GTTAGGACTCAAAGAGATCTGCCACTCTCAACAGATGACTTCTGGCTCTCTGATGGCGAGTGGGCAATGGACTCTTTGTCTGAGATGTGGGGAACGGACATGCTCAGAGCATTTGAGAACACAGACCTGGTTCTGCGTGAGGTCATCTACAACTGCAAGAGGAATCAGCTACCCTCTAACATATCCATGGGCATGATCTTGAGGAAAGTGCCAGGAAAGCCCATTTATGTGCTCATCAGACCAACGAGAGGTGATGGACCCATTTTTTACTCTGTGCTATTCAAGGGCTGTGAGTATGCGCCAGGCATCTTTGAAGACACGAAGATTTTTGACTCATGCTGGCGCTACACTGATTTCATCAGCATGGATCAAGATCGTCTCAGCCACCTTGTTAACCTTCCTTCACAAATCATGAGCCTCTGGTCCCTCCTTGCTGACACCCTGAGCTCAACGGGCCTCGAGCCGGGGAAGACTGACTCTCTCTGGGAAAAGCAGGTCACCCACACTATAAAAACACTGTCTCTCATTCTCATTGAGGATAAGGAAGACACAAGCACGACACTGCAGCTCTTCAGGTACTACTACATGAAAGTGTTCTCGAGCGTGCCCCCTGAGATATACCCCAAAGAAGAGGTTGTCTCGAAACTGCCAGATGTGATCAGGTCCCCAGTCTTGATGTGGATCATGAGGAGGTGGCACTTAGCAGATAAGGAGATAAACTTAAGGAGCACAAAAGCCTCATATCTGAAGGTTGAGCCTCAGGCGCCAGTCACATGCTGTTACTGCCGTTCTAAGCACAAGGGTGAAGACTGCCAAACAGTGGAGTACAAAGAGCCTGAGGCAAAGGATGAGTCATCTGAGGAGGAAGAGGAGACTGTTATTGATGATGCTGAGAGGCTGTTTGACCCGCTGCCTCATGTTCCTTCTCCTTTTGGGTTCATCATTGACTCCTCAGAAAAGTTCCTGCTTTCCTGCTATGTCTGCATGCTCCACAACAAAGATGAAGGCTCTGATCATGTCGGCTCGATAAAGGCGTTCTCAAAACTGGCAAAAATGGAGGATGTACTAAGAGGCAAGCTGGAAAATGATGACTGGGAGCCTGAAACATTAAGGCCAAAGGATTTCTATGAGTTTGATCCTAGATTCATAAAGATGGGTGCTGATTTAATCAAGGAGGATCTAAGGAGTAGGTCTGCGCTCTCTGATATGGACAACTACAGACTTTCTAGCCTAGGCACCTTTGCATCGACAACTCTGGAGTCATTTGCCACAACAAAATCAAGC